ATTGAGGGGGATAATGAACGTAGCTTCGTTCAAGGTGACTTCAAGTCCTTCTGAAGTGTACCACATCTGAATGCCTTTCTGCTGGCTGGTGCAGAGCGTCTTAGGGAGGTTAGAGAGGCCGGTGACACCGGGTTGCTGGAAGGCTTCGTGGAGGCGGGCGAAGGATACCTTACGTGGAGCTGACATTAGCCACCTCTGCTACTGGAGCGGCTTTGGCAGCTTCATCTTCTGCCGCCTTTACTTTGGTGTATTCTGCCTGGAAACCGGCAAGGGTTTCATTGAACATTTTGAGGTCCTTCTCTTTTTGCCAGATATCGTGCTGGAGATGTCCCGCACGAAATGCGAGCTGGTTAAAATCTTCTTGGATCTGTTTTGAGGTGCGGTCTGCCATGTTATTTCCTTTCAAAGAAATGGGTTAAAGACAATTTTGGCCTTCTTAGCCAGGATAGCCTCTCCTACTCTGGAGAGGAAGGTCACTGAATCAATTTTAGGGGGACAGAGGCTCTTGGCAATGCCAATGCTTCTCCAATCTCGTTTTACGAATACCCAATCAAGTACAGTCACTTCTGCCGCTTGTCGGTACACCGCGTAGCCTAGGATTACGTCGGCATCCTCTCTTAAACAGGCTACCTTTACTTTGGTAACGGGAGAGGTGAGGATTCTTTCCATAATCTTGTGCTGATTGGAATAGTAGATATCTGAGGGGATCTTGCGCCATATACCGTCACCGCCGAATAGGAGGCCTTTCAGCCAAGTGGACATGATAAAGGCTTCGTCGCCGGGTTTGGCGTCTCTAATAGCAATTAAATCCTTCTTATCTAACGTCATTTTAACTTTCCGAGCATAATACCGGTGAGGCGTTTGATGGTGCGAAACACGTTATTGATGCACACTTTGCGTCCAGAGAACCTACGAATACGCTTACTGCCGAGGATGCCCACAATTGTCACTATGGAATCTCCTTCAGAATGAAGCTCAAAAATAAGTTTTTCTGTTTTATTCGCAAACTGATACTCGTGAAGAAACTGTCCCGCAAGCCGGTAATACTCCCCCTTAGATTCGTATAGGACAGGGTTGGACTTAGCTTGGCGAAGAAGGTCACTGGAAGCCCAGTTCTTGATACTACCGTCTGGGTTACCGGAAGGGAAGAATTCAGGGTTTTCAATATCTTCGAAACCTGCTTTTTCCAATTTTCTCGCCCAGACCTTCTGTAACGCTTGGAAATGTCTCTTGCAAAGGTTCTCATGCTTGACCTTGTAGCCTTCGCAGTGGGTACATTTAGGAGGTTGTAATTGGGGTGACATTAGCTTCAGCCTGTACCTTCTCGTCATTAGCTGCCTTAAGCTCCTTCATGCGAGCAAGGGCAATCTCTTTGCTTGCGGCTGCGAGGCCGGCAAGGGCAAAGTCACGCTTAGGCTTATAGGCGTCCAATTGACCCAATTGAAGGATCATGGAGGCAAAGGTGAAGCGAACGCTATCGTTATTGGGGAAGCCGTATGTGTCAATGAGGGATTGTACCCATTCATTGTGAGCGGTCATCCCGTCGGGGATGCGGGAAGGGAACCGGTCTTTGATTTTTTGGAAGAAACGCTTAAATTTACTTTTGATGTTGTTCATATAAGTAATATAACACCTGCATCTTAACAATGCAAGTGTTATATTAACTATTTTTATTTGCTAGCAATTACGCGGCTTTATCTCCCTTTAAGAGCTTTTCAACCTCTACTGCTAAACAGGCTTGAAGGGCGGCGAGGTCTAGGAGCAGGCTGGTAATAGAGCAGAACTGCCCTGATTTGTGCGCCTGTTCTATCCTAAGTTTAACAGATTCAATAGCTTCTAGGACATCTCTAACGTGTTCGCTGGTCTTCATATCATTTCCCTTTCTTAGTGGATGGGTTACCCACGATACGGACCATGTAGCCTTTGGCTATCAATTTGTTAAGGTTCTCAAGCGTGATCCATGATACTTCAATGATCTTCATACGTTCTACTCCTTGTTAGGTTATTGAATCACTTCATATTCTTGGCCATCAAGTTTGACTCTCTTGAGGGTGTTCAGGTTAATGGACCGATAAGCTGCCTTCTGCATGTCAAAGACACAGAGGAGGTCATACTCAGCGGGATCGTAGGCCTGCTCGCCGCCTTTGAGGTGTTTGGTGACGCCGAGGCGGCAAACCATGTCGCGATCCGTTCCGTCCTTCTTTACGAAGGTGACAGAGAAGATTGCTCCATCGGTACTCTTAAGAAGGGCTACTACTTGTTCACTCGTGATCTTGTTCATATCGTTTCTCCTGATATCAGAATAGCGCTATTCAACTCCCAAGTCTAGAACTATTATTAGGTTATTTCTTAATAATTTCAAGGAATGGGTTAGGATGATAAATTAATTTTTGCATATAAGCCGGAAAGGCTTTCTTTCCTTCTTCTCTAAGTCTTGCCATCTCTGCTATAAGGCGGGGGCTTGCTTTGGCCTTATATCTCAGGATTAAAAAATATTTGATGCTATCTGTTTCTGGTAAGGCACTGATATCGTAGTATTCTTTGAGTGCCGACACCGTGTCGCTCATTTTAAGATCATAATTATTCATTTTAACTCCGCAAGATTATGACCAATTTTAGGTTCTGCGATTAGATCCACCCCAGGGAGCACCACGGTGTTCTCCATAGCCTCTTTCAGGAGGGTCACTACTGCATCGGCTACGTCTTCAGGGCATTCCACCACTAATTCATCGTGGACGTTTAGGATGAGGTTGATATCCTTCCACCCTAACTCCTCGACAAGACTAAGGAATCTAATAGCAGCGCGGTTAACTACGCTGGCTCCAGTGCTTTGTACGGTATGGTTCATACCGAGGTTGAGGAGAGTGCGGTACTCTCTAGGGAGGTCCTTATGCTGCATCTTGCCATATTTGGTCTTGATCTCTTTGGCCTTAGGGATGCGGCGAGGGCGTCCGAAAAGGTTATAGACTACGCCTTCGGTTTTGGCTTGCTCATGAGCTGCCAGCATCATCTTATGGACGCTAGGATAGTTGGCGAAATAGTCCTCGATGATCTCTTGACACTCATCCATGCTCTTCTCTAGATTGGCCTTCTTCTTCAGCTCTGAGGACATTTGGGGGGCGCAGGTACCGTAGGGTGTGGCGAGGGCGATAACCTTAGCCACTTCTCTGAGTTTCTTGTACTTCACTGGGAAAGAGTTTGGGGAGTCGTCTTTCTTCATTGTGGCGTCTGATTTGCCGAATACGCTTGCACCGATCACCGAGTAGAAGTCATCTCCGTCTTTGAAGCATTGGAGGAGTCTTTCGTCTTTGGAAAGGGAAGCGAAAACCCTGGGCTCCAGCTGGGAGTAGTCTGCTCCCACGAATACCTTTCCTGGGCGGGAGACGATGCAAGCCTTGATGCGTTTATCATCTCTAGGTAGATTCTGAAAGTTGGGGTAGCGGCTAGAGTACCGCCCAGAGGTTGTGCCGTGCTGTAGGAAGCTGGGGTGGATGATTCCATATTTGGTCGCCTCTTCTATACCTTCTACCGTGGAGAGCATCTTGGTAGCTTTGTTGTGCTGGAGCAGGGCCTTAACCCACTTGTACTTCTCTGCGTAGTTGGCTAGGGTCGTGGCATCTGCGCTAAGATAGGTCCAATAGTCGTTAACTTTGGCCTTCCCTTTGTATTTACGGGTCTTTTTGTCCCAGACAGTACCGGGGTCGCGCCAATGCCATCCTTTGCGGTCTTTACATGCTTGGATGAAGTTACGCTTGGCGAGGTTGGTATAGGGGAGCGGCAACTCTAGGGCGTGGCACAGCTCCCTGCCGGTGTCACCGAGGCGGGTGAAGTTGTTACCTAGCTTGTCGAATAGCAGCCAGGATATCTGTTGGGGGGCACCGATATTGAAATGATTGGTTTTACCGGTTCCAGGATACTTCTGTTTGACATGAGGTTCGATTTCTTTGTAGATATAGCCCCTAGTCTCCATGATCTCCACTTCGAGGTCTTTACGGAGCTGCTGGAGGCCTTTTAGGTCAATCTTGAGACCTACGGTGTTCAGTTGGTATGTGCAGCCTCTCAGGAGGGGCATGGACTCGTCCTCATAGAAGAACTTGTCTAGGCCCTCTTTGTAGAGTTCGGGGAGCAGTTCATAGAAGAGGTTATAGGTGAGGATGGCGTCTTTGGCCCCGTATTTGGCGATTAGGTGGGCATCTGCCTTATATAGCTCATAACAGGCTTTGGTGAGGAGGCCACCGTTAGCGGTCACCGAGGCTTTCATTTCGTCCTGTTCGGCTTTAGCGCTGTCACCGTAGAGGTTAGCGCAGAGTTCCTTGAGGCCCACTCTGCGGTTCTCGTCAAGGAGGTGGGCGAGGATCATTGTGTCACTATGTACGCTTGGCATGAGATCTACGCCGTAATTGTTGGCTATCATAGCGCAATCGAAAACTGCGTTGTGGGCTATAAGCCTCTTCTTTTGCAGCGCCATACAAAGACCGTCCATCCTCCTAACGGTATCAGTGACCACTAAAGACTGTTCTTTTGTATCCCAAGCGGAAGTAATGACATAAAATGCTACATTAGGTTCAGCGCAGACAGATAACCCTATGATTTTACTGTCTTTGGCTATTCCAGTAGTCTCGGTATCAAATGCAACTAAGTCCTTATCCTCCAGGTACTCTATTAGGTCCTGTACTCCCGCCGCTGTCTCGATTATGTTTAACTTCTCCATTTTTGTCTCCCTTACCGGTCCAGTCGATCTTAGTCATTTTTTTCGGTTCTCTACGTCGATCCTTGTTTCTGATATTAGTGGCTATGCTGCTCCAAGTCTCATAGGCCTCTTCGTCAATCTGGGTCATTTCTGACAGCAATTCTGATTCTGGATCAAACATCAAGATATATACCGCGTCCTCTTTAATGGCATCTCTCCGAGTGTTCTTATGTCTGATCTTAGCATATTTGAAGGCAGAGCAAAGCATATTCGGTGCCTGGGTGTAGATTCTTTTAAGGGGCTGCCAGGTGGTAACAACATAGTCACAATACCACTCGAACATGGAGGTGCCATAGGCGGCGTCCTTGTCCAGTTCTACGTCGCCTCCAGCAGCCTTCTCCCTTGAGGTCTGGGATTGCATCACTAGGAAGGTATTGGTGCGCTTTGCAAAGGCTTTCATACCGTGGCAAACATCGATTAGCCCTTGGTTCTCGCCTTCCTTGCTTTGCTTCTTTAGGACGCCGATATGGTCGATAACGACACATCCCACCTTGGTGTTCAGGCGCTTCTCAAGGTCAACTATATAGGTTTCAATCTCGGAGAGGGAGAGATTTCGATAGCTACCATCTTCATTGTAGTTACTGAGGACATGAACGCGGTCATGCAGCTTGTCGTTTCCTTGTGTAATTTTAACCCATCGGTCTGCAATTTCTTCTTGGGGTTGTTCAAGGGATACAAATACGTGAATATATTGGGGATTGCGTTTAATGAACCAATAGAAGAAGTTCATGGCGAGTGTGGTCTTACCGCCCCCAGAAGGCCCGATGAGGCCCATAACCTGAGTGAGTCGGAAGCCGTTGTGAGTGCCATCAAACACCTCCCAACAGGGGAATGGAGTGCCTTTGATATTACCGGTACGAGCTAAGATGTCAGCTACGGAGTGGGAGAGCTGCACTGTGGGTTCGTCGGAGGCGGCAGGCCAAATCTTGTCTGCGATGTTAAGAGCATAGTTGTACCGGTGGATGGGAGCGCGGGAGAGAGCTTTGCTACAGTTCACTAGGACGGAGAGAGCCTCTTCCTTGGTGAAGTCCTCTGCGTAAAGGATATGGGCGAGGCGGTAGTCAGTTTTGCTCCTGTCATCGGATGCGGAGCGCCAAATCTCTTTAACCTCTTTGCTAGTGCGGAGGAGGCGGCTAAACTTCTCTGGAATGCGTTCATCAATCTTGATGTCTGACTCCAGTTGGTAGGCTTTATCGTAATGGGTCTGACAGTAGTTTTCGTCCTCTTGGGAGATGATAGGGAGGGCTTTATCTAGGCACTCAGCGGTATATTCTATATCTGAGCTAGAGAGGATATCACAGAGCTTATAGTTGAGGGGGTCCTTAGTGTTCATCGAGGGCGCGACTCTCATAAGCTGCTTAAGCTGGGACACCGCTAAGTCGGTGCTGAAGTGGCGGGCGGCGCGGCGTTGGAGGCGCAGGAAGGAATGGGCGTCTAAGTCCACTACCTTCCAATAGGCGTGGATGCCATTGCCGCTGTCTACGATGCGAGTGGGCGTAGGCCCCCACCGGTGCAGTTCTGCCACAAAGGTATCTTTATCGGGCCAGAATCCATCCTTGAGGTCGCAGTCTACGAATACGTAATCGAACTGGTCTACCTCATGGGCTTTAATGAAGGCGGTGCCTGGGTTCTTGGGGCAGTTGGGGTAATAGAACAGGTTATATCCTGCTGCGTTAAACTCTAAGGCTTCCTCGAAGGAGCATTCAAGCTGCTCTGTACGCACTTCGGGAAACTCTGCTTTAAGCCAATCTGGGGGTAACACCACGTAGAGCATACTTCTCCTTTAAAAACTGAGGTCTCTCCCTCGCGTCAAGCCTTCAAGGCCAGGGGGCTTTCCCTGCTTTTAGGGTCCGATTCGTCCAATAATTTGTGCGAAGTGCGTCCTAAGCCGTTGCGTTCTTTTTCCCCCTATTCAAGAGGGCCTGTACCGCTGCTTGGCGGGAGGCGTCGGGGGCGGCTGCCCGTGGCTTTGCCTTGACAGGAGCGGTTTCGACTTCAGCTTCATCCTCGGCATCGTAGTCCTCGCCCTCTTCTGCGGCGGCCACTGCCTCGGTGACTTCATCTTCAGATGCTTGATATTCATCGTCAATGTCCACCGTATAGAGTTGGAGGGGTGCGCGACCTTTTGCCATCTTCTTATCGCTATCATAGGTGACGCGCATAAGTTGACCGGTCTTTTCACCGGCTAAGAGTTCGGTAAGTTGCTTCTTACCGAAGATGACCTTGATGCCAGAGTCCGTCTTAAACAGATGCTTCTTCGTAGGGCCATAGTCCCCTTCAAAGTCGTGACTGCCGAGATAGACACCGGTGATTGAGTCGCCAATTGCGGAGAACTTGAACTGCTCTCCCTGACTACTATCTGCTTTACGTTTAAATGCCATTACTTGCTCCTTTGTTTATTGTTTACTGCCTACCATACCCGATGAGTTGCATTGAACTCTTCGAGTAATCTTTTCAAATCTTCAATTGGACCGCTATTGTCTATTGTAGCATCAATAAACATAGAGTCAATGCCATTTTCGCTTGCGTGGCCTGAAATACCTGCTCCAGTGTCGGTGCGGGATGGGCCTGTGAGCTGAATGATTTTACCGCCCATAGCCTTAATAGCTTCTGCCTCATTGTCGAACCTAACGTCATCGCAGACAATCACTGCGTGAGGGTTACGAGTGAGGTAGCGGGTAACTTCGGCTTTCCAGAGGTCGATCCAGAGGCTTTCAGAGATAGTGCCGCGTCCCCACTCTGTGCCCACCCATTGGAGGAGGGTGCGGTCTTTAACGAAGTCCTTTCCAGGCTTGTATACTTGGGCTATACGATCGTATATGTATTCTTGAATGTCGTAAAGAGGTTGCGCGAACTTGAACTGCTTAGTGGGGGCGGTATGGAGCGCCCTAACTGAAGCGATTGCTGTACTCTTCCCGACTCCCATCAGACCTGAAAAACCGATAATCTTCATGTTGCTCCTCTTTCTAAGATTGTAACACTACCTAGGACTAGAATCAATCCTTAATCTCGTAATAAATCTTTTTTGCCAGCTTCAGCATCTTCTCTCCGTGGATGGCAAACATCTCCGCAAAGACCTCTTCAATCTGATGCGGAGTGAGTTCGGCACTGGAAACGCAGAGTGAGTCGTAGTAGCAATGAGTGAGTTCATGCACCACGGTGGCGAGGCACAGACCGTCCTCGGAGAACACCACCTCATTGGAGTCGGGAAGGGTGAAGGCTGCTGCTTCATCATCAAACCGCCTCTTGAAGTCATCGGCGCTGAGTACAGTAACAGTCCAATCTCTATTTAATGCTTCGAATTTCATCTTCCCTCCTTAAATGCAGCCATTACCTGATTCACATACCGCTGATTCCTTATCTTACCATGATTATCTAGTTTAAGGCTACCTGAATTATAGGCGGCTATCGCTTTAAACCAATTGTGATTATATCTGAACAATTGATACCGGAGATATTGCCCCGCAAAGTAGATGTTGGTGGCTGGCTTATCTATGAGTCCTTGCGCGGTGCCTTTGTATCCCATAGAACGGGCTGTGCTTAGTTTGATTTGGCATATTCCTAGGGAGCTGCTTCCACCATCGTCGCGATGGACGCGGTTCGGGATATGTTTGCTCTCTGTATAGCAGATTGCGCTTAACATACCAGTTGGAAGGGAAAGTAGCTGCGATACAGTAAGAAACATCATTGCTAGGCTCATTCATAGAGTATGCCCTATTGGATGCGGGTTGTCAAGGATGCTAAGTAGTTGATATTACAGAGTACCTGTCCATTTACGATTTTTGACAATCATCGGGACGATATGAGGAATACCGTTAACAATGACGATAATAGACATAATAGGGCGCTTGGGATTGATCTTGTTGTAGCCAAGGGCAAGAGAATTGTCATCAGCAAGGCAGCCAGTATGAGCATCGAACATAAGTTTTTCTGGAGTAGAGATGTAGGTGATTTGAGCTTTTTCATGGAAGTGCCCCTGAATTGTAGATAATCCGTAAGATTTCGCTAAGTTACCCGCAGTTCCTGTTTTACCGTGGCAGAAGTAAACTGGTCCCAGAGGAGTATTAGTCTTGTGGTCAAACTTCCATATCCAGCCTTTAGGGGCCTCTAGGATCTCATTGTAGCTCCTGAGCACTGCTTTGGGCATCCCGTTAGCTAGGGCTTTCCGGAGCACCATAGAGCCGTGATTAGACTCAATCACGGTACATTTGGGGAACAGCTTATAGAGCTTCTTCAGCTCCTTGATAGCTTTCCGTAGCTCTTCGCCGGGGGCGTCTAGGTCTGGATCTGAGTCGTGGAAGGAGAGAGCATGAAAATCAGCCTCGTCACCGATGCAAACGACTTCCGTAGGCTTGTACTTCTTCTTTACTGCCGCGAGGAATCTATGGGCGTCTGGGTGGTTATAGGGCGCGTGATAGTCTGAAATTACCAATATACATTGACTCATTTTCTCTCCTCCTCCAAGGTTATTCAGGTTTATTAGCCAGACTATCTACCTGTTGGTTAGCTTGCTGGATCAGTTGTCTCATTACGAACTGTTGCATATCCTTTGACCGTTCATCCAGCTCCTTCAAAGTCTTGGTGACTTGAGCCTGGATCTCATTAATGCGATAATTAACCACCGCTGCAATCTGTTTTTCGAGGTTCTGAAACACTTCTTTCTTCAGAATCTCATCGAGGTCGGATTGGATAACATTGCGGAGTTGTTTGCGAATAAGTTTCACATCTGACATTATTTATTCCTCTTCTTATGTAAGCGCCGTTGTGCATTCTCGGCTTTGGTTTTAGCTGCGTGACAAGTCTTGTCGAGAACCTGAAGCAGGTCCTCAGAACACCAGATCCTATCTACTAGTGTGTTACAATCTATATTATACCCTATCTCTTCAATTTTAACAATCGGAATCAGGTGGTCCACCTCCGCCAAATAGGCCGGAGTGACTTGCTTACACTGATTACACCGGACCCATTTTGTAACCCTCGGTCTGGATGGGTCCCTATGATCTACGACAGCTTTAGCTATGACACGCTTTCTTAGTTCGGACCTAGAGAACACCCTGCGAATCGCCCCCTTTAGAAGTCCCATGTCCTGTTTAGTGAGTCTGGGGTTATTCATCTTCACTCAATTCACTATAGCCGTTAACCATCTCCACCTTGAACTTCTTATCGAACAGGGTACGGAGTCCCTCATCATGGTCAATCACCAATACGCCCTCATGTCCTTTACTGAGGTCTTGCAGGAGTCGGTAGGCTTTCAGCTTTAGGGTTGAATCTGTGCCATCTAGCGCCTCGTCCATGAAGATATGGCTGAAATGGGCACCGGCTCTATTGGCGGTAGCTTGCATGATGCTGGAGACGAAGCAGAGCTTGAGTAGCTGCCTCTGTCCTTTGCTTAACTGGGTGTAAACGCACTCATTTCCTGACTTTTGGATACCTACTTCCAGGTTATCTGAGTCTACCGAGAACTGTACCCTGATTTCTGCATCAAAATAGGCCTCCAGGTACCGGTTAGTCTCTGCTTGGATCTCCTGTACCGATCTCTTGAGCAGTTCGGCTCTCAGATCGCTGGAGAGGTCGTAAAGGCGATTTAGACCGGCTAGGCGCTCTTCTAGGGCATCTACTTTACCGGCGGTCTGGAGGAGCTTCTCTTCAGCAGATTCTAAGGATGCTCTATACTCGTCTAGGAGGGCTTCAAACGGGTTAGGCTTGTCTTTGAGAGCCTCCAGTTGAGAATCATATGGACTCTGAGCCTCTGATAGTTCCTTTATTTTATCGGTGAATCTTACTATGTCTTTCCTGGCCTGTATATTGCTCAACATTCCTCTTTCAGCCGCATTGAGAGCATCTTTCAACTCTTGCCTTTCATTAGATTTGGTTTTAGACCCGCATTTATCGCAGGTGTGATCCTTCACCGACGCTAGTTTCTCTTTAAGATGAGCTACTTGGGCCTCTGCATCTGGATCTAGTTTTATGGCTGATATAGCGTTGGAGCATTTATTAGCCTCCGTTACAATCCCCGCCGCCCAAACCAATGATTTATCTTTTAATACCTTGATTTCCTTAACTAAATCAGCTTCAAAGGAGGCCAGCTTGCTTTCCGCATTCTCGATATTGGCAGAGAGTTGCCTAATAGTTACTTCACAACCTTCAAATGTCCGGTTTTCAGCTTCAAGACTTTGGCGGGTGGTTTTGCGGGAGGCGGCGCTTGCTTCTCCCAGTTTGGTAGATAACGATAGGTCTGCGATTCTTTCGAATACACTACGTCTATCTTTAGCTTTGGCGGTGAAGAAGCTGCCTGTTTCGCTAAACTCATGGAAATATGCCGCTGCAAGGTATGTATCCGACGATACATTAAGGCGATTTTCCAGAAGTCGCTGGGTATCAGGTATATCTTTCCCTCTAACCAGCGTTTCCGGACTATTGCTTTCAAAATAGTATAAGTCAGTTTTTGCATTTGGTCCTCTTTCCCTTCTAATTGTTATACACTTGCCATTAACTTCTACTTCAACCTGAGCTATTGTGGTTTCTTTGGGGGTGCTCCAGGAGCGCACTTCGTCTGCGTTACCGTCTTTGGCCGTTACACCGAAGAGACACCAAGGGATGAGGTCTTGGATGGTGCTCTTGCCGCTGCCGGTCTTGCCATAGAGGAGGGCTAGGCCAAGGTCCTCAAAGCAGAATTCAATGTGTTTATAGCTACCGAAATTGTGTGCAAAGCATTGGATTAGTTTCATAAATTACCCCTTTAAAATGAATAGTCAATTTCCCATTCCTTGCCTATTTTAGGCAACTCTTTATCACAACACTCGGAACTTTCTTCATTTAAACTCTTTATCATTGACTTCACCATAAGATTATACCCTGTTTGGTCTGGTTGAAGCAATATGGCTCTAATAGCCCACGCCCTTCCACATAACTTGCAGTGGGTTTTAAATTGGAAAGTAAGTTCAATATCTTGATGCGTCATAATATTTCTCTCCAGAGCGCTTTTAAGTAAGCCTTAAACTCTTCAGGTTCGTCCACCTTCTCGATTAGTGTATCTAATACCTCTTGGGCGGTCATGGTGTCGGCTTTGATCTCCACTTCCTCTGAGTCGGTGGGAATCTTGTCCAGTTTGTAGTTGTCGCCATATACCGACTTGAAAGAATCTTTAGAGAACTTGGCGAGAGTGGAGGCGCGTCCTGTCAGCTTCAGCCATACCAAGTCGCCGGGATTCACCGTGGGGGGAACCCAGCTGAGGTTTCCGGTATTGGCCTCGATAACTACATGCTTCCTGAGGTTAAGGGGCTTTTGCTCGTGGGTACCGTCATCGAAGAGTACCAGGAAGCCTTTAGGGCCATCGGTAGCCTCTCCAAAGCTCTGGGTATAAGGGGAACCGCAATAGGTGACATTTTGGACGGTCTGATACCGGTGATAGTGGCCTGAGATTACATTAAGGTGGTACAGCCATTCCACAGGCACGGCTGTCTTATCAAATACATAGTCGCCTGTCCAGGCCTCTTTAACGCCTTGGTGCATGATGAGAGTAGATCCCATTTGAATCTCGCCTACACGAGCCTTAAAAGTCTCTACGTCATGCTGATAGGGGAGGATCCAGACATCTAACTCTGCGATATGAATAGGTTTATCAATAATATGGGCATAGGGGCGAAGGAACTCTAAGGAATGCTCTTCACTCTTCTCGTTGATTTTATCGTGGTTGCCAACTAAGATAAAAACTTTTACCTTAGCTCGGCTAATAGTACCGATCATGGCCTTGATGCACTCACCGCGCAGGTTAGCCTTAGTGTCATGAAGGTCCCCCGCTATGACTACGGGGACATTGTAGGCTTCTGCTTGGGCTATAGCTGCCATTAGCGCGGTATCGGCTAGGGGCCAGCTATTGATATTGTAATGTATGTCACTCAGAATTACTGCTTTAGGCTTCCTCATCCTCGTCTGTCTCCTCTGAATCAGTTAACTTAGCTCCCGCTGCCGTGATCTCAAAGTCCAATTGATGAACAGAAGTTGCATTCTGGCTCAAATGGTTCTTAGTGACTGTGGCTCGGGACACTATTCCTACCTTAGTTGTAACCCCTTTCACAACCTTAGTCAATACTTTAATACGCTTGAGCATGACGATAAAAGATGAATGATATTCGATCTTTGTGCCTCCAGATGCCGCCTGTCCCTTCATCATGAAGCCGATCTTGTCATAGCACTGATTAGCCATGTATACCGAAATGGAGTCTGGGTACTTGTTAATGAGGGCTACCACCATCTTCATGATGCTGCCGTTTTCCTTCGCGTCCTGTCCGGGCTGGGCATGTTTCTCACTGTCTAGTTCGCGCTCGGCGTGGGAACGGGATTGGCTGCCGCCTACGCTATCCCAGACAAAGAGGATTTTGGCGTCTTCCTTCTGTTCCTTGATGGCGGTGATATACCGGCGTACCAGTTCGCCCCCCTTAAGGATTTCGTTGGTCTTTACCATGAGGATTTCTTCGGGATTGCCTTTGAAGTGGTCTTTGAAGCGGCGAGCGTCGAACTTGTCTTCACTGTCGAAGAGGATTACTTGAGCACCGGAGCGTTGGGCTGCGGCCATAGTTTCACCTGCCCAGGTGGATTTTCCGGTGTCTGGTTTGCCCACAATCTGAGCAATTTTATTGAAAGGGAGTCCCGGCAGACCCGTTAGGAGAGAGAGCGGGTGCCCTGCCGGGAGGGGGATAACATCTTCGCTGGTATACTCTGTTTTGACCGTATCCCCTGTACAAATGATTGACTGTACCTTTTTATCCTTAGAATAAAGTTTACGCATGTCTGAAACGATAGATTGGACGTTGATTTTACTCATTTTTACCTTTCAGGTAACTTTCTTCGATTTCTTTGGTGCTGAGTATGTATGGACCGCAAGTTAAATCCACGCCGTAGAGGCCGCTCTTTGTGTCGTAATAATCAATACGCCCGGTGCAATCTCTAAAGAAACCTTTTGTCACTACCACTTCTTGTGCAAAATGAAATTTAAGCGGAGGATTGGAGCATCCGACTAACATAACCGCAAAGATTAAAAGTTTACCCACCGAAAGACCCCTTTGCGATGCCCCTGAAGAAAATGTGGGAATTAGTGAATATACTCAGGTAGTTATTAAGCATCTCTACCAGCACCTCTGCTTCATCCAAAGCGGTTTGCTCTCCCCGCACCAGTTCGTTGAGGTTTACTGCATCTTCTAATGCCCCCTCAGTAGGTTTTTTATCAAATTTCTTAATCTCCTCAATTCTAACCGCTGATTTAATAGCCTTCACTCCCGCTTTACGCATACGAGCATCTAATCCAGCTCTCTGCAGCTCAGGTACAAGCCACATCTGCGCTCCCAAAAACTTAGCTGCCAGGCGTTCAGCCTCTTCCAGTGTGGTGCCCCCTTCGTAGGCTTTCTGGATATCTGCTGAGAGTTCTTCATAGTATGCGGTTAGGTCTTTCATTCTTCGTCTCCTTCTTCGTCGTCAAATACTGCCAAAGTAGTGTCTATTAACATTCCTACTTCAAAGTGTTTATGGCAACTAATATCGTCCAGCGCAAGAGTAATCAGCCCTTTTTGTCTGTCTACGCAAACTACCTGATGGCTGGCCTCTCCGGCATAGCTTTCCTGTTCTGGAGCTGTGGAAGATGTCCAAGTGTTGCCATCCACGCTATATTGAATCTCTGTGCCGTATCTTCGCTGCCAATTATAAGGAGAGTATATAGGAGCGGCAGTAAGTCTTTCTGGATGAGATACCGGTGTTCTGTCTGTCCCGAAGGTGATTACTTGTTCTCCCGTGTCTGGAAGCCATGCAGAAAGTCCCTTAAAAGAACTCCAGTCATAATCTTTATACGCATCTTTAAAGGCTTTTGTAACTGAGTCGCCGCTAAATACGTGCGGAGCTTCTGTAATCTCGCTTCTCTTCTTATTGCATTTACTACAATACTCGAAAGAGTCACTAAATCCTACATACGTTTTAAACTCATGTGTACACATATATTTCCTTTAGAAGTTTAATCCTGCCGTTATCCCAATAGTACCATTACTGAGGAAGAAAAGTCCAGCGGTTATTGGACCCAGTATCTCTTTATTTACCGTGGCGCCGTAGACATTAGTGGCAGGGTTCCCCATAATGGAGAAGTTGATTTTACTGCCCCCTTTAGTGACTTCTTTCTTCTGGTCTGTAGTTGTATTGGTATCGTCAGTACCAGTTTCCTTTTTGTCACGGTCATCTGTGATCTTAGTGACTGTAGTGGTGGTACCGTCTGGTTTATGGGTTTTAGTGATGGTGGTCACTTTATGGTCGGTATCGTCTTCTTTTTGGGTCTTATGCTCCACTTCTACCGTATGGGTGACTGTGATGGTTTTAGTGGGAGTTGTGAATCTGCCGAAGGCAAAGGCGACGAGGAGGGATACCGCTGCGATAATGATTTTAACTTTGATGGTCATAAGTTCCATTCAAAGATTTTTTAACTTTTTCCAGCACTTTTTCTTCTGCTAATTTAACCGCAAAGAACCACACTGAATTAAACAGGGCCTCTTCAAAACAATACCCACCATAATGATATATGTGCTCTCCTATAGAGATGTCGGTATTTGTTATAACTACTTTCTTTTTGGTGTCTTCTCCCATGTCAAATAGTTTTTTTAATGCGGTGCTGATTAAATTCATTCTGTTTTCCCTTTCACCCAGGACTCAAGGTGTACTCCACCGAGGCAGGGGGTTAATATAGCTGCGATTGTGGTGCCATCAATACCGCCAAAGGTGAAGGAGAAGTCACCGAGTTTTATTGACATTCCGGCCACGATTACCTTTCCTAGTACGGTTATTACTGCTGCTACTGAGATTTTCTCTGTCAGCTTCATAGGGCTCCTTAAAAATACCGGCTATTGATTTTGCTACCTGTTCCATGTCCCATTCACCGGGGAAGTGCCTGAGGCAGCTATACGCCCTGTCTCGGATAGCTCTAGGCACTTTAGGTGTCTTTTTGGGGTCTAGGAGATCCCTAAGGAACTCTCTAGCGTATCTAACTGCTCTATACCTCTCGTCCGGTAAAGTTATATAGATACCCTTCCTTTCTAGTTTACTGACTTGCTGGTGGGTTCTGGAACTGGCTGGATGGTGCAGTAGTAGTCCACCGGCTTCCCTGTAAAGGACTCAAAGGCACCTGCAAATCCAGCCGCAATAGCCTCTTGCATCTCACTCTTCAATCCAGCATAGTTTTCCATAACAAACTTGCATTTGTCTTTGTTGCTGGCTTTCTTCTCTACCGGCTCAGACTTCAAAGTTGTCAATACCGTCATACCGACGAACTTAGCAATGAAGTTGATAATCAAAAGCTCTCCAAGCCCTTCGCCTCGGTTCTCGCCTTGGGTCAAGAGCAGCTCAATGCTCTCTTTCGCCAACAAACTAGAGATATCATCCACCCAATCTTCGTTATTTAATTTTTTCGTCATTGAGTTCCTTTTGGGTGAGTTCATACATTTCGCGAAGGATGCAGTTCTCCCGCATCAGTTCACCGACATCTTTTTCTAGCTGAGTGTTCCTCTTCAGCACCAATAGGTAATCTTGGGTTAAACCGTCATACGCCATCTCTTGATATACATCTGCCATAAAACCTCCTAGTAGTCTAAGTTAGCAAGCACGTCATCTGCATCGCACTGATACCGAACGCACATCTCATACGCTCCGCTCTCTTCTCGTTTCCGCTGCCTAGCATCTGCGTTCTTCTTTCCCGCCACCCTTTCCACTTTAGCCATACAGTCTTGGATAGTGGGAGGGGTGGTGCATCCAGTAGCGATAAGTACCAATATCATCCATTTCATATCTAGAGTATAACACTGGTGCTCAGAGAACACAACCCCTAAATAAGAATCCCCCGACTCGACGGGAGGAGAGAGGCCCGGAGTCGGGGGAGGGGAGTGGAGGAGATAGACGAGGAGTGGCGTCTATATGTCTAATATAACACACCGGTTGTTATTAAGCAAGGGGATTAATAACAAATATCAAGGATTATGATACTTAAAGGTTAAGAAGTGTTAACAATTGCTCATATTCGTTAATGATTGCGATAATCTTAACAATCTTATTAGAGGGTTACAGCTCTAATAAGAGGGTTGATTTATCTAAACTGTCTTAACAATTTAAGAGGTAATATTACATTATTAACAATGTTAGCGGGTACTTAGAGCTGTAATGGGTTATATGAGATTAGGGTGTATAAAGGTAGGAAGTTGGGGGTTAAAGTAAAAGTTGCGTTACAGTAGCGTTACGTTAAGTTGCATTTTGTGAAAATTAAGGCTAACTAGTCACTTCTTCAGTATAGGATTAGTGAAGTGCTCTGTCAAGTGAAAAGTGTAGGAATAGCAAAAATAATTGAGATTGACCGCAGGTGACCATCGTGGCATAATCTATTATATGCTAAAACTGGTAATTGGCAACAGTATGTCACGCTTGGAAGGGATGACTCAGGAGAGGTTCCGCGAAATAAGGAATGTACTCTGCTATACTATCCCTAACCGCGTGGCATACTTCGCGGGGAGGGCTAGGAGTCCCAAACGCTACTTGATAGGGGCTAAGGGAGACTTCCCAACTGGACTTTTAAGCAAGCTGGTGGAATACTTAGGTGACAAAGAGATAGAGTATTCCCAGAATGACACCAGACGGCCTGTGGCGCCCACCAAGGGCCTCTTCACCCTTTCCCTACCCTACCCCCCATACCTACAACAACAGCAAGCTGTAGCCCTAGCCAAGAGAGAGCATAGGGGCGCAATTAGCATGCCAACCGGTAGCGGCAAATCAATTACAATGGCCCTCCTGATAGCGGAGATGCAGGTGCCGGTCCTGATCGTGGTGCCAAACCTCACCCTGAAAACACAGCTCCAAGACTCCTTCCGGCAGTACTTCGGCTCCCTGAAGGGCATCACCATCGAAAACATTGATTCCCCTGCCCTAGAGCAAGCCAAGGACTATGGGATGCTCATACTGGATGAGGCTCACCACGGTGCGGCTTCAACCTATAGACGCCTGAGCAAGAAGGCTTGGAGCGGTATCTATTACCGCTACCACTTCACCGCCACCCCCTACCGCTCCCAAGATGAGGAGCAGATGCTGCTTGAGTCCATTATCGGGCAGGTGGTATACCGGCTGTCTTATCAGGATGCGGTAGCGGCTAAGATGATTGTGCCCATCGAAGCCTATTACATCGAGATCCCTAAGCAGAAGGTTAAGGGGCACTATTGGGCTGAAGTGTACTCTGAGCTGGTGGTGAACCATAAAGACCGAAACAAGGCCATAGCAGACCTCCTGGAGCGTCTGAAGGGACATTCCACCCTATGCCTAGTAACTGAGATAAAGCACGGTGAAAACATCTGCAAGCTAACTGGAGGCTACTTTGCCTCTGGTGTAAACGAAGACACTAAGCATTATATCACGATGTTTAACAACGGCACCATGAGGCAACTAGTTGGAACTACAGGAATTCTCGGAGAAGGTACGGATACTAAACCTGCTGAGTGGGTGATTATAGCGGGACTAGGCAAGGCTAAGGGTAGGTTTCAACAGCAAATTGGAAGAGTGTTGCGGACCTACACCGGTAAAGAGAGCGGTAAAGTCATCTTGATTAAGGACGCAAGTCATAAGTGGACGAGAAATCATTTTAGGGAGCAGATCAAAACGCTTAGGGAGGAATACGGTATCGCCGCCGTTAAATTAGAACTATGAGACACCGCATCTGGGATTATGTTTTGACCCTATACATATTCTACTGGGGATATAAAATAACGAGTTTTCTAGTTGCCTTATTCAGCTAACAGGAGTATATTACTTATATGAACAACTTTCCATTAAAACTTGCCTTTCTAACTTTAATCTCAGGAGCTGCCTTTGCATTCCTGCTCCTGTTAACCCTCCTCTCCTCCTGCGGACCGCTATCCCCCCACGTGGATGTCACCACCACTAGCACCGTGGCGGGGAAGGTGGACACCTCAGGCACTGTCACCGTATCCACCAACTTGGGGGCCTTTGCCACCTACTTCGCGCAGGAGTGTGCTCAGATCCTTGGACCTAGCGCCTCCGGGGCACAGCTCGCCGCTTGTCAGAGTAGCATGACAAGTAGCTTTGTTAATTTTGTTAACACTTTGGGGAGTCCGGCGCCCTCACCCGCCGCTAATTGGCAGAGGAGATAATACGATGGATAACGTGTGGGATGAGCTTGAGCGCAGTCTACGGTCCAGCTTCTCTGAAGTTGACAACGTGAACCTGATGCGCGTTTTAAATAGGGGCCGAGCCCTTGAGGCTGAAGTGGTGAGGTTGAGGGAGGCGCTTAAGCACGAGTGCTGGTGTGAAGGAATCATGCTTTGCGACCCATGCCAAGCCCTCAAGGGCCAAGAGGATGTGCAAGATGGATGATCCAAGGATTTGGGCTGCCGGGGATACGCAAGAGCCTTGTAATTGGTGCATCTCGATGCAATCCCAGCTCTCCGAAGCCCGGAAAAGGATTGAGGAACTTGAGAGAAAAAGTAATGTTGACGACGCTTTTTACGAAACTCATCAGGAGATGATTCAAAGCATGGGTGACGAACTTATCACACTCCGCGCCGCCAACGCCAAGCAAGCCGAGGTGATTGGGGTGATGAGGGAGGCTTTGAAAAGACTCAACGGCGACAGGAGTTTAGTGGGCAACCAATTTAAGGTGTTTAAGATTGTAGTCGAAGCCCTAGCCGCAGCCGAGAAACTGGAGGCCGCGATGGGCGGGGAGAAGCTCAAATGAATCACTTCTGTAAAGACTGCCACATTCTCCTTAATGATTGGCCTATGAACTGTATGGAGTACAAGTGGAAACGCTGCAATGTCTGCGGCTTCACCCTAAACGTAGAAAAGGATAGAGTAAATGATAGCTCGGGAAGAAATATTAATGACAAGGGACCAAGAGTACCCACTAACGGAAGCCTTGGAGGCGAACCTAAGCGCCCTCCTGACAGCTCTGAATAGCTTCAGGATCGCCTACGGGATTCCAATGATAGTATCATCTGGATATAGGCCCGGACACTACAATAAGGATGCTGGAGGGGCTAAAGGATCAGCACATGCTGTCTGTTTAGCATGTGACTTCAAAGACCCCACCGGCGACTTAGATCAGTGGTGTATGGATCATTTGGATGTATTGGAGCAGTGTGGGTTGTATCTGGAAAGCCCTAACCATACTTTGGGATGGTGTCATTTGACTATCAGAGCACCGGGTAGCGGCGACAGGGTGTTTATCCCTTAGTAAGCTGCCAAAAACTTAACGATATCAGGATGGGTGACGAAAGCGCTAAAGAAGTCACCCCCAGCACTCACCACAGCAATCAGCTTCCCGTCATCGTCCACGATAGGACCGCCTGAGTTACCGGGAATCACCTTAACGGTACTAAGCTGCTCAATAACGTCCATAACGCATACATTGAACACTGCGAACGGGGTTTCAATCTCAGCAGCCTTGTACTTAGGGGCAGCCTCACACCGCGCCTTATCCTCATCAGTCTTGATTTCAAACACCGGTATCTGAAGTCTCTGGTATTGCACCAAGTTACCTTCAGTCTTAAAGGTAGCGACACCGCCGCCATGTCCGAAACTTCTAACATGCTGATCCCTAGTCTTCTGTCCCCTAGACACTTCCAACCCATCAAGGTTAGGCAGCCCTTCCAGAAGCAACAAATCTGAGTTCTTATCTTCAGCAATAACGCGACGTTGCACCACCAAACCCTCTTCTGTAGTGGCAGTAATGCTTCCATTTACTGCCAGGCCTGCGCAATGGGCCGCAGTGAGGATGTAATCGACGCCTGAGGGAGCGCGTACCTGCTCCCCCGTACAGCTACTTCCCTCCTTGGAGAGCTTCACAACGCGTCTAATGAAGTATCTGTCATCTTTGCCGCTGCAAGCGTGGAGGAGAGCCAGACCGAGGAGGCAGCCCAAGACGGAGTAGAAGTAACGCTTAACGCTTTTAGGAGCTTGTTTCATATCATTTCCCGTGAATGTAGGTTAAAAGAGACATCAGACCTTCAATAATCGTACCGAGGAGGGCGAGGAAGCCGACAAACTTTAAGATCCCGTGAACCATAGCTACATGTTCTGTAACAGGTTTCATTTGATCTTCCAGCAAATTGGTCCGTCGAATATGCTCTTCCAGACACACATGCTGCTTCCCTAATGTTACCTCAATACAAGTAATCTTGTCAACTACTTTATCGAGTTTGGCATCGAATTTGCTTTCAAAGTCACTCATGGGTTCACAAACTCCGTTTCGTGGGTTTTAGCTCCTGGGATCTGACTATTGGGAAGTCCTAAAGCCTTTGCAAGCTCCTGATATATGAAAGTACCGGTATTGAAAGCGTTCCAAAAAGTGTTATAGTCCTTACCGGTGAAGGAAAGCGTATAAGTGTCTATTTGTTTGCCAGTTGGATCTAACACCAGGAATACAACTTGGGCGCTTAGAGCTGTCCCCTGTTTGTTTATCGTAAGCCCTGCAAACTGGTAGCTTTGGCTTGGTATGATTATTGTATGTGGTTTGATCACTGTTATGCTCATAATTCCCCTTAAGTGCTAGCTATAATAAGCCAGTTAGCTCCGTCTGATTGAACTTTAAATGAATGATATTGTGCAAGCGTTTTAGTTGTCGCTGCTGCAGCTCCCGCTCCCCGAATAGTCTGAGATGAGGTGGTGGCAATAGTGAGTGTGCCGCTTCCAGAGTTAGACAGCACATACGTAACACCGGTAGCGCTTACAGCGGTAGGAAGAGTGAAAGTGAAGCTGCCGCTAGAAAGATCTACAGTACCATCGGAAGCGGTGAGAGTGTAGGCAGCGGTTTTAGCGGCGTAGGGTAGCGTAAGAGCTGAAGCAAACTTAGCCGTGGTGCCCGATGCGAGAAGTCCCTGATTGATCAGATTCGTGTCAATCGCGACCGTGTTCGCTTGCTGTGTGATAGGTGTAGCGCCGAAGAAGCCGACCTTCTGCGTGCTCCCGTTATTGATCCCAATTGACATGTGACCGCTGAACCCAGGACTTCCACCAGGGCCAGAATTCGGCGCAATAACTATTCCGTTCCCGATCCCAATAGATCCGTTTGATCCGTTCACGGTGGCTATTGGCTGTTCAAATAAAGTAGTGGCATTGAACTGAATATAATTAAGGGTAGAGCCTGAATAATTGTAATGAATTGCATTATCGGCGACAAGCTGCGATCCAGTATAATCAGTGTGCCATACATTACCGAGGCTGTTTCCTGGCATGAATGCGAATGGGTACTGATTCGCGTTCTTATCGGTGAAGACAAGCTGACTCCCGATTGGAGTTGTAGACGAAACTATCGGGGAGCTAAGATTATCCCAGCGGTTAATTGACCCGGCAAGAGATCCAGACGGAAATGAGTAAGCAGGTGCGCTTAGGGTAAGTTGATCGGCGCCTCCACCATTTCCAACGGTCAAAACTGAATTCCCAGCACTTGATCCGAAGCCGAACATCCCGCGACCATTGTTGGAGATTGTAGCTGCCTTGCCAGAAAACTGATCGGTTACTTCAAGCGCGGGGTTAAGTAAGTTCCCGCCGTTTTGATTGGTCGTGTCGATGTTGATCGCTTGCTTACCGCTTGGAGCTTTGACGTTGAAAATCGAACCGAAGCCAGTGTTAACACTCTGATCCCCGACAATCAGCGCATCGCCGCTTGATGAAGCCTGAGCGTGTAGAAGGTACCCCACACTCTCCCCATGGATCAGCCATTCATAGTTTGACCCATTGAGATTGAAAGCGCCTTGGACCTGCTGAAAACGAGTGTTTGGATTTCCCAAGGGTCCGATCTCAAGGCCGTGAGTCGAGGGAGTATCAATAAAAAAGTTTGCACTAGTGCTGTTCACGCCATAAGTGCCGATGCGCGTATAGGTGCCAGAATTGTTATAAGAAAATGTGTTGTATGCAATTGGTGCGGGACCAGTATTTCGAGAATCTAATGTGCCTGGGTCTGTAGGCGGGAACTGAAAAAGGCGCTCTGTGATTGCGGCAGTGATCGGGCCGCTAGTAGGAGCTACTGTACTAGTCGCGCTCCAAGCCTGATTTAAATCGTCAGTAAGAGAAGTAGTGGCCGTAGTTGCATATCCCGTGCCAACCTTCTGAACTTTGTATGTGTCTCCTGCCACACTGCCTATGGTCAAGCCCACGGTGTAGTAATTACCGTTGTTAGGGAATACTTGAGCTAAACTAACATAAGTAGGTGAATAGATAGATAAAGATGGATTATAAGACCAAGCATTGTAGTTAAGAGTCTGACCAGTCGCTAAGTATCCGATATTAGCAGGAGTTACTGAGATATTTGTATCTCTAGTATAATAAGTTTCAATAAAAGTAGTGGGGTCTGAACTAGGATCGGGGGTAGGGTGGTCTGTGGTTAAAAGATCAATGATTTTAACACTAGGGGCGTTGCCGAAACCGGACACGGTATGTTGAATCAAATACCCTTTAGGAGGATTAGTATCAGTAAACGTAACTTGATTATAAGTGCTTGAATATTGAGGAGAACTATTTTCCCCGTAAGCTTGGAAATTTCTAGTTGTGCCCACATAGCTGGAAAGAGAGTAAAGAGTAGGTAAAGCACCCCAGCTATTGTTATCGGTGAAAGAGGACACATTCCCTAAGACAGCACCCACAATAGGACCACCATTAACTGAAACAGTTACAATGCGCCCTTGTCCGGTACCTGGGTTGATATTAAAGTCCCAAGCAAAATTATTGCTATCGTTATTATCACTAAGACTTACAGTATATCCACTAGTTATGTAATACTGACTATTTAGAACATTATATTCGTACTCATAAATATTGTAGTAATAGCTAGAACCATTTGCTGTATACCCAGATTCGCCCTCATTTTGATTAGTGTTGACTAGAGAACCATCCGATACGCTCGTTGGAAGATATGGAAAAGCAATTGCATAAAACGTGCCAAATGGAGGAATACCGGATTGTCCATAATCAGTGAATGTTAAAGCTGTGCCTACATCAAAGTGATTACTCCCGGTGAGACTAATCACCATAAAACTAGTGCCGGCAGACCAAGTTGTGGTGGCGTAGAAGTATGCCCCCGAATTATCGTCCGCAGTACCTCCAAACGAATAATCCCCAGTTACAGGACCTCCATTCACGTTGATGTATTCTGCTACGCCATTGCTCCAAGTAGAGCCAATAGCGGCGTATGGGGATAGCAAATAAGCATCCATATTCTGATCGGCGGCATCGTCAGTATAGAGTCCACCAGAAGGTAATCCAATATCAGTGAAATATGGACCGTAGCCTAAAGTGTCTTGTTTCCAAAGGATTAACCCACCTCCTCTCCCCGCTCCTCCGATAATAAGACCTGTAATATCAACTGAGAAGGTTGTTATACCGTCGTTTATTGTATCGGTGTAAGAGAAAGAGGCATAGAGAGGATTTGCTACGCGATTACCGGCCACCATCACGTAAGTATATAGATTATAAGTGATTGTCTGCCCATTAGCTACATAAGTTCCAGTAGCGTCAAAAGCAGTCGTTTCCCCGCCGCTAGGAGGAGCATCAATATAAGTTAGTGTAACTCCTGTAATAGATGGAGGAGGGGGGGAATCAATCTCAGTTACAGAGTAAGAAGTGGGCGAAGTTAATGAGGTTACTTGAGTTAATGCTCCAGTAAGGGTAGCTGGAGTGGGTGTAGTTTGTCCAGACACGCCGCTGATGTGGAGAGGAGCGGCTGGGGTAGCTTGCTGAATACCGATAAACTTATTAGTGATATCTACCGAAGATAGCGGAGCCCCGCCGAATGTCCCAGAGTTGTTATATTGGAGTTGGGTGGGAGAGCCCCCAGGAGCCCCGCCAGACGCCGAAATGGTGATATCCTGGCCAGAGGGCGTAATAGTGATATTGGACCCCGCCACGAGGTTCACAGCGCCGCTAATGCCATCTAAGGAGATAACCCCAGTACCGGTTGTAGCAAGCCAAGCGCTCCCGTTCCAAACATACATCTGATCTGTGGAGAGGACAATGCGAGCGTCTCCGGGCTGGTTACCGTTCACCGGGAGGTCGAAGGGAGTGTTTACGGGCGCTTGCCAGTGACCATCACCATAAAACGGGATATCAATGTAGTTACTGGACATAAACTACTTTCTTTTAAATAAGCGTTGGAATAGATTGGGCTTTTTGGCGGGGGAATTGATAGCGTGGTCGTTACCGTCACAGACAGCCTGGACATAGGCTTGGGCGGTCACTTCATTCTGATGCTGAGGGGGTACTGACACCGTAATGGTGTGGCCGGTGTCGCGAAGGAGCGTATAGGTCTTCTTGCCGTTATCAACCTGAGTGATTTTCCATGCCATACTAGACGCCTTTCGCGTTGATCTGCACCATGAGGGTAGCTGTGGAGGTGCCTCCTGAGGTGTCTGTATATACTAAACGAACCCAGTTGTAACAAACATCAAAAATGTTCCACATGTAATTTCCCGAGGCGGTAACTGCATAGGAGCTATTAGCTACATCCGTCCAGTTTACAATAGGGTTAGCTCCTTGACCGTTACCAGAGTTGTAACTGGTAGCTGGATCTGAAGAGGCTTGAATCTTGAATGTACCGGTGGGAGTGGCAGTAAACACGGCCTGGATGGCACAACCCCAAAGCTGTTGCATATCAATAGCTTGGGAGTTAATGGTAGTGTTCATTACCGTACCGGCTGGAACTATTACTTTATTAGTTACTTTCATCTTAGAATCCCTCGCAAATTACAAACCCCGAAAGGGTCGTTGTGGTGAATTTAATGGTGGTAGAAGTTACCGTTGCTCCCGATACGCCGCCGGCTAGACCGTAAATATATGGCGTATGACTAAAAGCAGTCGGGAATGTATAGGTCTGAGTTCCGGTGTCGGTGTACCCGTTCAGATAGATTATTGCTTTCTTGTAACTTGATCCCTGGAATGGCTGGCTGCAAACAGCAGTGCCGGCTGATCCGGTAAGGGTGGTTTGAGCTGCAGTTGGAGACACCACGGTAGCTGTTACCGCTCCAGAAAGAGTTGCCCCGCCCGTGGCAGTAATTGTCGCCACTGTGCTGCCCCCGGTTCCGGTTCCGAAAGCAAAGGTTCCAGTATTGCTCGTGCCTCTATGAGCAAAAACCATAGTAGGTGAGCCAGTGTCGAACGTGGAGATTGCGTAGTTTCCAGAGCCGGGGGTTTGCGGGAATTTAACTTCGCCTGTGTATCCGGTAGGGCTTCCTGAGACTGAGATACCTGCTGAAGCGGTGAGCAGCCCGGTTGACGTGACCGTTCCCGCGAACGTGGCGTTTCCCGATGCCGATAAGGCCAAGGCCAAAGTGTCGTCACTGCTCGCATTGGAGGTGTAAAGGTTGGTGGGAGCGCCAACTGTGGTATTGTTAATCTGCCCCGCTGATCCAGATTTAGGGGTAAGGATGAAGCTTGTATTTCCAGTTGTGGAACTTGAGGTCACTTGACCTACAGCGAAGACCGTTCCCGCGAACGTGGCGTTCTGGGAGGTGTCGAGGGTGAGGGCCAGTGTACCGCTTGATAGCAGCGCTATTTTACCCGGAGCATTTATCCCCGTGGCATAGTTACCCTGACCAAAATGCGCCCCGGTGTTGTTATCTAGCCCCATGATGAGCTGACCGCCGGTATTGTTCCACTGCATGAATGCGTTGTTAGTGGCCGTCGTTGGGGTGAGGTTCATGGTTGCGGCGTTGCTGGTGATTACGCCAGTCACCCCGAGAGTGCCGGGGATGGTGACGTTATTTCCGAATACGGCGTTCTGACTTGAATCAAGAGTTAATGCAGTTGCTGACGTAGTGTTATTGGTAGTCGAAAACGTGAGATTAGATTGATAACCGCCGCCGGAATATACCCCATAGGCACCAATGTTAACCGAGGATAATTTTGTTCCGCTTGTGTAGGTACCAGAGACTCCAAGCCCCGACGTATAAGCAGAGCTAAGTGAAGGAGTCTCAATCAAGAGTGAGCCGCCTGTACCCGCTGCACCGATATAATTACCTGCTGTGATCGGTTGCGCAAAGGTAAGTCCCGTTGAATTGTTGAAGTTTGTTGTCCCACTCGTCGCCAAGTTCCCGCTTGTATCCACCGTAAGCTGTGCCGAACTCCCCACGCTGAGAAGGGATGTGCCGGTGGTGTTACCTAGGAGAAGGTTTCCGGCATCGGTTAAGCGCATTCGCTCTAGAAGGGTGGTGGTAGTTACCGGTGTGGTAAGAAAGCGCATGTTTGTACCATGCGCCGTATTGCTCCAGTTCTCTGCGGCGAACATAGCCAGCTCCACAGCCGTGGTCCCCCCCCACGCAGTGCCATCATAGCCACGACCAATGAAGTTAACTAAGGTGTTGCCGCCAACAACGGCGGTGGGCGAGGCTTCTGTGCCCTGAGCGCGGTATCCAGTAAAGTTCGGATTTGCGCCGTAATTAACGCCGACTATTGTCGACCCTACAGATACCGTCTGCCCCAAGTTAAGCGCCTGCGTGGTCGCTGTGCCGCCGCTTTGGAGGGTGCCGGTCAGAAGCGTGTTACCTGTAATCGCCAAGCTACCAGCAGTTAAGGTGCCCAGTAACGTAGTGCCGGCAGTTCCAGACGTACTGGCATGGGCAAGATAAGGGTGCAAATCCCAAGTGCCGTCCGCAGTGCTGTTATCGGTACAAAAGGTTTCAGCAAGACCACCAGCGGTGACAGTGCCAACGAGAGTCGTGCCATCGCTTTCATAGACGGTAATAGTACCGGTGCTATTGTTGTTAAACCGATAAGATTCACCAATGAACAGATTAGAGGCAATAGGAAGATTAAAGGTAATGTTTCCAGAGCCAGTTACAATCTGTTCCCCCCCACTACCAACGGTCATTGAGATGGTTTGCCCGGATGCCACTGTACTCGTGGTGGTGACAATCACGTTATTAAACGCGGTGTTACCGTTAGCATCTCTGCTACAGATAGTTGAACCGGTGTTCAGGCTCGTATAAGCCATCGACACTAAGTTATGGCTACCGTCTGTCACCACGGCTTGGGAGGCAGTTAAAGAAGCGGAAGTAATACCGCCGCTAGTGGATACTTGGAACTGAGCAGCAGGACCGACAGTAATAGCTCCTAAGAAGTTCTTAGCTCCACTAAAGGTTTGAGTACCGAGGTTAATTAGACCGGGATAGGTGGCAGAGGCGCTCTGCATATAAAGCAAAGAACCTGAGATACTTGCACCGTTAGCGCTGAGAGTACCGGTATCAATAGTACCGATTGAGGTAACTCCACCGCTGCCGCCTCCGCCGCCGAGGACTAAGGGCCTATATTGAATATAAGCGCTCATATTAATTCAACGCTTTCGCAGTGATGACTGCCGTAAGAGTGCCAGTTGAACTAGTATTGGTATATTGTACCCTGATCCAAGGAGCAGAGAGAAGGTCCAAGTCCATATAGATAGGAGAACCTAAAGATGTTGGGATGTTATAAGAGGTGACAAAAATTGTCCCGTTCCAGTATGTAAAAAGTAAAGGTGCCCAGTTACCAGCGTTGGTGACGTTATTATTAATGTCTGCTGCGTAGTCAGCAGAGACTTGAATCTGGAAGTTACCTACAGGGGAGCCACTCCAAGTAAACTGCACGCCCACATTGTCTAAATATTGGATATTTGTAACGGTGCTAGTCAGCACTGAAGTACCGGTCATTGTACCGGCTGAGATGGTGGGGTAGCTTAAAAGGGTATTTTTTCTGCTCATGAGGCTCCTTTTGGGTTAGGGGATGATTACCCTAGCTCTATACTGTGTGAATTCATCCTAATCGCTTCTAGACGCCCCTCTAGAGTCCCTAGCCTGGTCATCAGTACGGGCACTCTTAGCTACGTTGCCGAGCTTGCTGGTGGACCGTTTAGGGGCATTAGCGGGGGTTTGAGCTGTAGCAGGTTGTGGGGCGGGTGCCTGGGGCTGCGCGGCCATGATATTACCGGGGAGCATGGTGCTGTCCATTGGGGCTCCGAGGAACATGGATAGCTGCACTCTCTGTTTATAAGGCACTGTCTCGCCCTTATGGGTATGGGCAATCATTTCAGTTTGCAGCTTGGAGCAGAGGGATTTATAGGCACCGGGATTGGTGACTTGTAACGTCTTGATATCATTAGGAGTAAGGGTGCCTTTGTGCATCTTATCCATCACCAGCATGGGATTGTTGGCGATGTCTAATGCTTGCTTATACTCTGCCGCTTTGATTGGATCAGGCGGTAACTTTGGATCTAGCGGTGAAGTGGGTTGGGTGTTGGGACGCAAACTATTCAGATAAGTAGCGGTGATAGTTTGCTGCTCTGCAATAGCATTAGCGTGGTCGGGGAGATAATGACCTAAATCATTGTTATTCTTAGTTAATAGCGACGGATTCGTTTGCACTGCTTTGAGTTGATTGTCTAGTTTAGCCCTCTGCGCCTCAATTCGGTCTTGATTGTTGTAGGCAGCCTCTCCCACCATGCCAGGGGCCTTGAAGAAAGACTTAGCGGCGCGGGACATAACAGCGTCGCCTTTAGCAGCCGCCATGCCGTAATCTACGGCAGCCTTGAGTCCAGCAGAATTAGAAGCCTTTTCCATGATAGGCTTGACGATACCGGGGAGGACTGACTTAAAGAAAGGGGATAGCGCCTTCTCTCCGATCATAGCCCCCCATCCAGGCGCCCCTACAACGCTACCTAGTCCCGCTCCAACAGCAGTGCCGATGCCTTCACCGGCTAAGTGAGTGATGCCCTGCTTTACAAAGTAATCGGCCATCTTAGACCCGACGGTGGACTTCTGAAGCGTAGACTTAGCTACGTTCAGAGAGGAAGGCTGAATAGGAGATTCACTGCCAAGAGAAGCGTGAACGTCTCCAATGACTTTCTTGTACTTCTCGCTAGCTTCTAAGTAATTTTCTAGCATCTGTTTCTTAATAGAAGAAGATGGCTTATCTACTTGATTTAAATAGCTTTGTACTTTACCGGGATCAATCTGAATCTGCCCTTCAACTTTAGTACCGAACTTGCTTTGGAAGTCCTTAAGCGCAGGGAGGTATTCGGTAAAGGCTTTATTAACCTTCTGTTGTAGCTCTCCAGCCTTCCCCCAAACCTCGGTATCCTCTAAACCCTTACGCAAGGAGTGTGCCATATCCTTGCTATCCTTAACGAAATCATATCCTTCATCTACCGGCGAAAGCATCTTCTCAAACTTGCTATATCCCTGAAGCTGCTGTTTAAGGTCTTGTCCCGCATTGAATATGTCCGCAGGACCGGCATCAGGATGCGTAACCTTGCCTAAGTAATTGTCTAAGTCCCCTTGCAGCTTTGTAGTGAGGCGGGGAGGGTAGCTGTATGGATCGCCTTGCATCTTAGTCAAGCGCTCTTGCATCTTATTGGCAACATCTTGAGCTTGATCGCTTATACCGGGATGCATCTCTGGCATAGCTTTACTGATACCCTGAGCTTTAATACCTTGGGGACCGTACACTTCATCAGCGGCAGAAGTAACTCCTGCATGCTGTTCAGTGAGTTCTTTAGTGAGAGCCTCACCTAAGTCTGGGTTCTTGCTAAGGAAATCAAACCTACTTTTGAGGTCTTCAATCGTTTGCCCGAGTTTAGCGCCTACGGTGGCTTTCCAAAGCGGATTCACTGCACCTAGAGCAGCTCCGAAAGCGCCCCCAAGCACTGCGCTATGGCCCATATTCAGTAAAGCAGAGCCTGCGGTTTGACTAGGATCTCCCTCAATCATCTTAGAGACTTCATCCCCACCTTGGAACAGCGCCATCTGAGTGGCGTCTGAGAGCGAACGAGCGCCGATCTTAGCCATCAATCCGGCGCCTTTAGGACCGAGCACCTTAGCGGCTGATGCGCCTATATGCTCAAGCAGAGCAGCTTCACCGGTGCCAGTAAAAGCGCCGCCGATAAGTCCAGCAGCCTCTCCAATACCATGCGTGGTGGGATTCCACTTCTCTCTAGCTAGAATGTCCTCGCCCTTAACGCCTAGGGCACGTTCGGCCAGAGGAGCTAATGGACCGGCGATACCTTGAGCAACGCCTTCTAATCCTGCAATAGCCTGTTGACCCGCGCCAGTATGAGTGTTCTCGTCAATAGCGTCGGGAGTGGCATATCTATAACCGTTCTTAAAGGCTTGTGGAGCCTCATCTGCTGATAAGTCTCCCAAAGTACCGGAAGGGTCAAACGCGGGCACTGTAGAGCCTTTGGGGAGGCTATACTTGCCACTGGCTACAGCTTCATGAACGTCATCGGGGTGCATGTGGCCGAACACTGGTTGTTGGCCGGAGATATCATAGATAGGAACGCCCGGTGCCTGAGGGGGAGCTGCTTGTGGAGCGGCGGCGGGAGCAGGTGCTTGTGCCGCTGCGTCCGAGACTATTTGCTCTGGAGTATCCATTACTGCCTCGGTTTAAAGGTTTGAGCGGGAGTGAATCGTGCGGGAGCAGCTTGTTGCTGCTGTTGCGGATTATTGAAAGGGCGAATCTGGTAACTATTCCGCAAACTATTGAACTTCAAGGCATTGTTATCAAGAACAGCTTTATACTGAGGCAACACCCGATATTTGTTAAGGAATGCGGTAGGATCGGAAGGCAACTCTCCTTCCAGCAAAGGCGCCTCAGACTTCTTATATACGCCCATGTCCTGAGCTGTTCTATAAGCATTCTGAGCCGATTGAGCAAGCGCTTTACCGTAATTAACATCAGTAGGATTGGTGAGCTTCATTTCACCGGAGTGTTGTTGCGCCCAAGTATATAGGTTTTTCATCTTGAGATCGAAATCCTGAGTAGCATTAAGCTGTTGCCTAGCGCCTTCTGAAATAGGCACTTGAGCTATACCCACTCCAGGTACAAGGCGCCCTTCAATTTCTTTAGCTTGAGCTGGGTCTGTCCAACGCAGTGTCTGTAAAGCGGAGTTAATGTCCCCTTCACCGGAGGCAGCGTGGTTAATGGTCTGCATAGCGCCCACTTTAGCTTGGAGCATACCGGATTCTCTATCCAATTGGCCCATAGCTTGCAAAGCGGCTGCCTTAGCCATAGGGGTGCCGGCTTTAGCCGCTGCCTGCTCAATCATACCTTTGAGCATGTCATTGTGATTAACGCGAGTAAAATCACGAGCTTGTTGGATATTCTGGAATTGACGATAATTGGCAGAGAGAAGATTCTCTTTCTTACCTAGTTCCTTAGCTTGAGCATCAATATTCCTATCAATCTGAGCACTTAAGAACTTCATAGCAGGATTATCTTGGCCCGTAATACCACTGCTGATGCCGCCGAGGAGTAATCCAATACCGGTGGCAATGCGTCCGGGCACGCTCATATCACTTAGGTACTGATTAGGCTTAATATGATTTTGCTGAATATCTTGAAAGATTTTGTTTCTTTCATCCAGCAGACCAGTTTGCATTGTCTGATAGTGGCTATCATCCACCGCTTTAGCTTGCTGGGCGTGTTGCAGTGCCTGGAGAGTATCCTGGGATTGTTGCCCCGTAGCGGCGGCTTGTTGCTGAATCCCTGCGCGTTGCTCTGCGATACCGCCTTGAATGCCGGAGAGCATGTTATCGCTTTTAGCTTGGGCGGGGGTATCTTGTTGCGGGGAGGGCGCTTGAGCAGGTCCTGCATCTCCTTGATCTTGCTGGGGGGCTTCAGGAGCGGGTGCAGGAGTCTTATTGTAGGCATTAGCGTAGGCAGCACCTTGAGCGTCTTCTGGCACTGCTACGGGGCTAGGAGGCACCATAGCAGAGGGATTAGCCTGGGCATATGCCGCACCTTGGGGGTCGGTAGGAGTAGGAGGGTTAACGGGCGCAGAAGCCATAGCATCTTCAGTAATCTTTTCGGCCGTGTCGCCTCCACCAGCGAACATTTTGCGCGACTGCTCTAATTTAGGATTACTTTGCCTGATCTGGCCTCCATTGGCCTCCATAGCGGGATAGGTTTCACCGGGGGGAACCTCTGATTGCTGTTCAGGTTGGGCGTGCTGTTGAGGTTGACCATTGCGAGGGTCTTTGACTTCGATCTCTTTATCTGAATCAGGCTGAGATAGCATGTAGCCTTTAGGAGGCTGTGGTTGTTTCAGATCATTATTAAGAGGCATCGGATTCTTAGTCCAGTAATTCGGGTCCTTAGCTTCACCGCCTTGAGCAAGTTTCTTGGGAGGAACTGGAATACCTTTACCCCGCTGGAGTTGGTCCATCTGTTCTTTCATTGCGGGAGTAAGAGCCTTTGACTTCACCACAATTTGATGTCCATGCTCATGCTCGAACGTGGTGGAATCATCGTCTTCTTTGATCTTCTTAAACTTTTTAAGATCCAGAAATAGCTTTGACATTATCTTTTGCCCTTCATAGATTGCTTGGCGAGGATGGAGGAGACAAAGGCGTGAGCTGCCTTGGCTGGGTCCTTGGACTGAGTGACGCTGCGGGGCAATACAATACCGCCCTCCTGAAGCGTCTTAGGCACAGTGTCATTAGCGTAGCTGTTCTTAGCGCCACCCACTTTAGGCTTGCCTGGGATCTTCTCTCCCGCTTTCATTGGGGATTTCTTCCCTTCAGCTACTTTCTTTACTTCTTGAGGAGGTAAATACCGTTCACCCGGCGAAACTAAAGCCGGGACTCGCCCGCCTTTAGCTGCTGCCATCGCTTGCATCATTGGTGCCATCTGAGCAATAGTGCCCATCAAGCCACCTTGAGCTTCTTTAACAGGAGCTACGTCGGGCAAGGA